GGTCACGCACATGATGGTACTTCTGCTGAAGGTCCAGTTATAGGATTGATTGGAGATGCAGGAGAAACTTCTCCAAACAATAAAGTATTAATAGATACCTCAAATAACTACATTGAGTTTTATGTAGAAGTATCAAGTAGTTCTGTACAACAGTTATATATAGCCGATGGTGCTATTGTACCTGTTACAGACAGCGATGTTGACTTAGGTACAAGTTCTTTATATTTTAAAAATGCTTATATAGATTCTATTACTACTACTGGTAATGTTTCTATCGGTGGTAATTTAGATGTAACAGGAACAATAGACTTTAGCGACTCAGCCATAACTAATGTAGGCAGTATTCAATTAGATAGTATTGCAGGTGATGCAGATTCTAATACTTCTATAACCTTTAGTGGTTCAGATGTTATTACAATAGCTGCTGGTGGAGACAACCAAGTCACATTTACTAATGGAGCTATTGTACCTTCAACAGATAACGATATAGATTTAGGAACAAGCTCAATAGAATTTAAAGATGCGTATTTTGATGGTACAGTAACTACTGATGCATTAGTAGCAGATACAGCAGATATAAATGGTGGTACAATAGACGGAGTTACCATAGGTGGTTCTAGTGCTGGTGCAATTACAGGTACAGCTATTACAGGTACAAGTTTTGTTATAGGTTCAGCAGATATAAATGAAACTGAACTAGAAACAATTGATGGTGTAACTGCTGGTACAGTTGCAGCAAGTAAAGCAGTTGTTGTAGATAGTAATAAAGATATTGGAAGTTTTAGAAATATCACTTTAACTGGAGAACTTGATGCTGCTACCCTAGATATTAGTGGTGATGCAGATATAGACGGAACTTTAGAAGCCGATGCAATTACTATAGCTGGTGTAACATTAGCAGAAACAATTAGTGATACTGTAGGAGCTATGGTTAGCTCTAACACTGAAACAGGTATATCTGTAACTTACGATGATTCAGATAATACATTAGACTTTGTCATAGGTACACTGAATCAAGATACAACAGGTACTGCCGATAACATAACTGTTTCAGCTAATAATTCCACAGACGAAACTGTATATCCTATCTTCGTTGATGGGGCTACTGGTTCGCAAGGAGCAGAAAGTGATACAGGTTTAACATATAATCCAAGTTCTGGTGTACTTACAGCAACACAATTTACAGGAAATTTAACCGGAAACGTAACCGGAAATACAAGCGGTACTGCAGCAACAGTTACAGGTGCAGCACAATCAAACATTACAAGTCTTGGTACGCTTACAACTCTTACCGTTGATAATGTAATCATTAATGGCACGACAATAGGACATACTTCTGATACAGATTTAATGACCCTTGCTGATGGAGTATTAACAGTAGCCGGTGAAGTAGATGCTACTAGTTTAGATATTTCAGGTGATGCAGATATTGATGGTACGCTAGAAGCTGATGCAATAACTATTGGAGGAGTAACACTAGCCGAAACTATAGCTGATACAGTAGGTGCAATGGTTACAAGTAATACTGAATCAGGTATTACAGTTGCTTATCAAGATGCAGATAATACATTAGACTTTACAGTTGGAACATTAAACCAAGACACAACAGGAACAGCAGATAATATTACAGTATCTGCAAATAACAGTACAGATGAAACTGTTTACCCAATATTTGTAGACGGAGCTACAGGCTCTCAAGGTGCTGAAAGTGATACAGGACTTACTTATAATCCTTCAAGTGGGAATTTAACTATTGGTGGTGCGTTAACTGCTGCAACTCTAGATATTTCTGGAGATGTAGATGTTGATGGTACACTAGAAGCAGATGCTATAACAGTTAATGGTACAACTCTAGCTGAAACTATTTCAGATACAGTCGGTGCTATGGTCGGTTCTAACACTGAAACTGGCATTACTGTAACCTATGAAGATGGTGATAATACACTAGACTTTGCATTAGGAGCTGCCCAAACTACTATAACATCTTTATTAGCTACAGATATTAAGATTGGTGAAGACGACCAAACTAAAATAGACTTTGAAACAGCAGACGAAATTCATTTCTATGCAGCAAATGTAGAACAAGTATATTTAGGCGATAATATCTTTGGACCACAATCTGATAGTGATGTTGATTTAGGTACAACCGGTGTTCGTTGGAAAGATGCTTATGTTGATTCAATAA